TACTAATAATTGTCCAACTTCCAAGATGTCAACCTCCCTTCTTGAAAAATAAAAAAGAACCACATCAGTGATCCTTTATTGCTTTAAAACTTTTATATTGTTAAATTTAAAAGTTTCATAATTAGGTGATATTTCTAAGTTTATATATTGAATATTGCCTATAGGTTTAAAAAACATTACTGAGCTAATTGTTTCATTAGTATTAACGATATCTACTATTGTTGAATTTGAAGAAATATCCGTTCTGTCTAAATTGAATTTTGGATCATAATCATACTCATTATTATTGGCTATTACTTTCGATGTTGCATCGCCAGCTACTATTTTATTATTTGTTTTGTTTGTATAAGTAATGTAAATTTTTAGAGAATCTGAATCTTGTATAACTTTGCTAATTTTAGTTGTAACTCCATTTATAGTTTTTTCAACGGGCAAAGATTTTACAATCATAGGTTTACTATCTAAATCAGCCGTAGTATTTTTTGCATTATCAATATTATGTGATGTCTTTCCATTTTTCAGTCCACTTTGAGCCTTGCTAACAACTTTATCATTTTCAACTTCTACTATGATATTACTCCCATCTGAATTTTTCCAACTGTACACTTTTGCCGAATTACCTTCAATGGTTGTGCTTGACAATTCTTCTCCTACACCCAAAATGCCTATAACATCACTATAACTTATATTATTGTCAATTTTATTATATTCTTCTAAGGTATACTTCTGCGAACTACAACCATTTAAAATTAATACTATTATTATAATTGCAATAATACTTATTTTATTCTTCATGTAAATTACCCCCAAAACATATATTGAATAAATTTTATCATATATTTTGGGGTAATTGGAGTTTATTTTCTAATTTTAATGCCAGTAGATGTCTTTATCACAGAAAATCCATTCTTTTTAGCCCATTCAATCCATTCCTGCTCTGATTGATTAACTTCTTGATTATCTTCTATAGGTGTTGTTTCTTCTTTATTGATTTTCTTTTCTCTATAAGTTGGATATTCACCTATAAACTCTGTAATACTAGGCAAATCCTCTAACCCCACACTAGTTATGGCAGAAATAAGCCACCTTGCCATGGTAGCTAACTTACTTAGTTCGACATGATATTTTTCTTTATTCTTAAAAGCTAAGAAATCAGAATTTAACAATCCATAGAATTCATTAACAGTTAAATCTTCAATATCTCTTTTTTTATAATTTAATTCTTTGGCGAAGAAGATAAGTACTTCTGTGCTAAACTCAATAAAGGAATAGCTACCTTCTTCGCTCCTGTAAAATTAACATCTAAAAACGCATTTACCAAATTTTCTAATTCAGAAGGATAAGCCTCCTCTAAATCGGTACCTTTCAATTCTGGAAATATTACAGATACTTGATTGTAGAATAAATCTTTAACTTTATCATACATTGCAGAAGGTGCAAGCTTCATTAAATCTTGATTTATACCTAATGTTATTGCTAGTTCCTTAAGCTCCTTTATTTTTCTTTCTCTTACAGTGACCGCAATTCCAGCCACAGTTACATTTTCAGTTCTCATTCAAAATTCCTCCTTATGATTGTGATGGCATATTCAATGGGCCATCTCCAGTAAATTTAAAACTAAATTTAACTAAATCTTTTGTCTGAGTATCGATATCTAGTTCAGAAATGTAAGCTTTACCTGAATACTTTTCTGCATTTACAGATTCATCTACTATCAGATTTAAAGCAATAACTGATCCACTAGCAATAGCATTTTGAATTGCTTGTTGACCAGTTTTATCATCTGTAATATTAAATGATCCATCAACTTGACCTGACCAATCTTTTGTACCTGGAACAGAACTATTCCATCCATTGTCTCCAAAATAACTAGCATCAATCAGAGCTTGCTTTATTGTAAGTTTCCAGGCATTCATTTTAGAAATGATAGCTCCATTAGTAACATCATTCCAATTTTGTTGCTCTGTATCATCAAAAGTAGCCCCTGAAGTATGTGCAGTTATACAAGAATATATTTTACTTGCATTGGTTATTAAATCACCCACTACATATGGATGATTGGCTTGAAAAGCAGTTGCACCCGTTGTATTTATTGGTATTCTGACATTACCTTTAATACCTGTCTTAGTTGGCATATATTTTACCTCCTATAATTCTTTAATAATTTTAAAATTACATGAAAATTCCCATCTATTATTGCTATCACGCCCTAAAGGTTCAGGGCTTTGCATAGCTTGAATAAATGGGAATATATCACTGTTTCCATGTAGATATTTATATATACTTTGAATCCTTGAATTAGTTTCAGTTTGAGAAGTACCTCTACACATAACCTGAAAGGTTGGGTTTTCCTCTGCTGACTTATCAAAATTTAATTCCGGCTCAAATCCTCCTGTTTGATATAAGGTTGTGCATATGTCTGGAGAACTTGGCATTGAATTATAAAATAAATCTACTGACGGAGTTGCTATATTTTTACCGTGTAGAGCTGCTCCTATTTCTTCTAGCATAAAATCACCTACCCTAAATGGTCCTTATTTGCTTGTGCAATATGGTCAATATATTTTTGCGAATTAGCTTTAAAAGGATCTTCAAGGTATTTTGCTTTACCTCCCTTGAGATGCTTAAATTCTAAATGCTCATGCTGTGTTGCTGCATAAGGTTCGCTGAATCCAACTTCACCATTCATAATTTCGGCATCATTGGTATGTCCCATTGTGTAAATACTTCCCTCTTTAGTACCTGTAGCCATAACAGCACCATTTATAGAAGCACTTCCAGAACCTCTTAAATCTCCTAAATCTACAGGAGCAAGTGGTACTGATTTACCAAGCAAATCTAAAACAACGTCAGTAAAAGCCTCATTATTTATCTCTCCTATTTCTTTAAGAGCTTTGTCAAAATTCTTTTCAAGTTCTGCTAATCCATCAACTTGCGTCCATTCTTTATCACTCATATTAGCACCTCATATCCTTCAATACCATCTAAGCTATTCATACTTAAAATACTTATAATAGTCCTATCATCAAGCATATCATCATATCCGGGTTTATCCTTCATATGAATAGTAGATGTAGAACTAACTTGCTGACCGGTCTTATCCCTTGTAAGTCTTATTTTATCAATCTTTTGACAAGGAATATCAATATCTTCATATTCAGCTTCATCATAGGCATTTTTACCAAGAGATTTCTTCCATACAATATTAGTGTTAAAGTAATCCTCTATCATGTAATAACAACACTCCCTCCAAGATATGGCTTAAGTAATTCAATAGCTTCATTTGAGAGTAATTTTTTTGTATTACTTGAATAAGATTCAGATATACCAGTAACACTGAATTGAGTAACACCTTGTTTTTGCAGTTGAATTCTTTTAGAGTTACCAATTGTAAGTAGTGCTAAAGTTTCTTCGCATACTGCTTTTTTAACTTCCTCCGGGACTTCTAATTGAGGATACCAACCAGGGCCATAACTAATTCTTCTAATATTAGGCTGAACATTATAATTGACACCAACAACTCCTGAGTATTTTGGTTCATATGAATATATGGACCTAGGAAATTGCATAACTTGGTCTACATCTACTTTTATACCTCTTAGTTGTTGTCTTTCAATCTTATTAGTAGCCATAAGTATTGCTTTTATCTTTGTATCATCCTCAGCATTGTCCCATTGCTCTACAAATAATCTTTCTGAAAAATAATTATCTGCATAGCTAATATCTATATAAGAATTAGTTCCTATATTTAAAGTTGCTGCCATACAACTACCCCCTTGTGATTAATCTATATGGAGTTGTGGCTGAAATACTTAACTGTTTAAACTGAGTAAAGGACTCGTCAAATACTTCATTCGGCTTAATTGTTGCTATAAAAGTCTTATTTGCAGTAACTACAGATAGCACAATATCGGAAGCACCATTGTTGTTTAACTTTACAGATTTAATCCATATATCTGAGGTTAAATTATAATTAGCAGTATCCTCATGAATATCTATAATAGTTCCTTTATCTATACTGTCTAATAATTCAATTTTTCTTGATTCACTCAATTTATATCACCTCTTATTGAAGGGTTATTACTTCAACTAGATTTGATACAACATAACCTAGAATTGTCTTACCCGTTACTGTAACAGTAACTTTATCACCAGAAACCCAAGTTCCTGTAAGCTCAATTCGAATAATACCTTCACCAGATTCAATTGTTACCTTTGTAGCTGCCTCAGATATTGCAACAACACCAGCAGTACTTGTTTTAGCTACAGACACATTAAATTCACCATCAAACCAGTTATGTGGTCCATAATCAGCAGTTTTTAATTGAATAGGAATAAACTTCACTGATTTTGTATTTGCAGCTATATCAGCATTTACGATTGTAGCTATAATATCCGGCGGTGTAGAACCTAATACTATATCACCAAGTAAAGCTTTATCTCTAACTATTAACAATTGTTTTGTTCTAGGCTCTAAGCCTATCAAATCTTCAACGTACATTTGTTACCTCCTTATGGCTTTAAAAGTAAAGAGAGTGCAATTTATACACTCTCTATTAGTTAGTAGCCAAGTTTTTTATAGCTCCATGTAAAAATGATGGACCATGTGCTAATCCAATTTGACCAAATATCTGTCCAGTTTCAGCAGCACCAACTTTAGCAAGTTCTTCATAGAAGAAATTACCCTTACCTGGTACTGGCTGTCCAACAGCACTAGTTACAGACATCTCAGAGAATAATAATTTATCTGCAGGAGTAAATCTGCAATAGCATATTCCAAAGATACCAAAGTCAGTTTCAATTTGCTTTATATTTACACCACCAACGTTACGATCTTGTGGAGCATAACCATAAATATTAGAAAACATTTGTTTCTGAAATGCGTTTACAAAAATGACCATATTTTTAAAATAAGCACCATTAGTGGCCATTGTTCTAAGTAAAGAGTCTATCATTGGTTTACTTAGTTTTTTTCCACCAGCATCTACCTCATTAGCACCTTCGCATAAAGCAAACATTCCTCTTGTTTTATTAGGATCAGTAGCTCCAGCAGATTT